AAGGTCAGCCGCAATTTTACGATGAGCCATAAATTTGATGGCTGTACCTTCGCCAACAGCACCTGCAACCAGATCAGTGAGCGTGTTGTCCGGCAGGTGTTCTGTTAGTAATTGACTCACGAAACTCCAAGTTCTTGGTGTGGCAAATGCCTTGGAAGAACCCTTAGGATCAAAGTCATACAAATCGTTTTTGGCAAATGTGCAGTAACCTACAACATCTGCGTGAATATTGTTGAGTGTGGCCCATTCAAACCAGTCATCAAAGTCCACTTTCATCTCAATGTGAACAAAACGATTGGAAAGAGGAGCAGGCATTCTGAATGTAACACCTCTGTCTGTTTCTCTGTTGCCAGCCGCCACAATTGACACACCTTCTGGTAGATCGTAAGCACCAACTTTTCTGTTTAGAATAAGTTGATATGCCGCGGCCTGTACAGCAGGTGGCGCCGCATTGATCTCATCCAAGAATAGAATTGCTGTTGACTTAGGATCTGATGGCAGTTCAATAGGTGGTGCCCATTCCATCTTGTTGGTTGTTGAGTTGTAGAATGGAATACCTTTGATGTCTGTAGGCTCCCACAATGGTAATCTGATATCAATCACTTCACGTGACTGTTCGTCTCCAATCTGTTTGACAATATCAGATTTACCAATACCTGGTGCACCCCATATCATCACAGGTCTTTTGAGTGCAATACAGTGTTTTAATCCTGTGATTGCTTGACTAGGACCAATTTGTCTTGTAGTTTCAATTGTTTTATCGCTCATCTTTGTTTACGCTCCTTATGTTATTATTATAATATCATTCAGCAGAGTGTCAACCGTGCAAAAAAGTCGCTATAATTGGAAGTTTTCTATGTCACCATCCAGCATTTGTAGGACCACTGCTGGTTTTTGAGCAAACAGGTACACATAATTTTTGTTTTTTGGTAGATAGTAAGGGCAAGGACACTGTCTATCAAGATTCAACATGGATTTCATGGTGAGAGATTTGTTGATTCTGATCTTGTAGGATTGAAATTTGGCATATTTTAACAGTTGAAATCCTTTGTATGTGAGTTGGAATCTAGCATCTTCTTTCACAAATGATCTAAACACAAGTTTTTTGATCTTGTCAATGGCAAAATCCAAGTCACACTGTGTCTTCAATAGTTCTGCAAGTTTTGATTTAGTGAGTTTCATCTTTCAACAATTTGCCTTGAGTGAGTTCATACACTTGAAATTCAGTGGTCTTGAACATTGCATTTAATTTTTGAGCCAAATTGTGAGCATGTCCTGGATTTGAAAATGAAACTTTTTTGTACTTGGGACCAGGATAGTTTGAAATTATTGATGATGATTTGAGATTAATGGGTTTGCCGTCATAGAACACAGCATAGATGGCTGTGGCATCTAGAACTTCTTCCATCTTGTAGCTTTTTTTGTTAGTGTACTGCAAGAGGGTGCGTGGTTTGGGCCTACTCATGTTATATGAGTATTTATCTGATTTTAAAGGTTGAAATGTGCTTTGAGGTGTTGATAAGTGCCGATGTACCCATCATCCAAAAAAATCTGTGGCACAGTCTTGGCAGTGGGCACTGCTTCCAGCAGTTGTTCGCGAGTCCAACCAGCACCTATGTTTCTTTCTTCAAATTCGATGCCTTTTGAGTTGAGTAAATTTTTTGCCATATCACAAAAAGGACAACCCGGTTTGGTCCATACTATGTTCACTGAAATTCTCCTCCATCCATACTTATGTCTTGAGTGGATTCACCACGTCTACTTTGTATCTCAACATAGTGCACCAACAGTGTTGTGAGAGCATTTCGCACCCGTTTGGCATGTTCTATATCAATTTTGATTTCACGTTGTCGTGCATTGTCGGCTCGATTGATGGTCTCGATAAAGTTTTTTAGATGCAGTGTGTCATCAACCTTTGTTGACATTTGAAAAAGCCTGTCTCTGTTCCATCACTGATTTGAATGGGCCTTGGAATTCGTTGTTTGCAAGTGTTGATAGTTTGGGACAAAATCCTTTGACCCATCCTTTGGGGAAATGCACAATGTAATACCCTGCGGCATACATGTTGTTGGAGTTGGGTGATTTTGAATACAATGGAATCTTGTGTTTGACATCTAACACAGCATTGTATGGTGTGTGTTTGGTGGGATATGCATACACTTCTTTTTTGATTTCTGGTTGAGATGATGCATTCACAACATCTGTGTTTTGAAATATTGAAAACTGTTCATCCACTTCGTCACGTGACATCTGTGCTATGGAAGAATCTGTGCCTGTGACTATGAAATTGTTTTCGTCATGTCTTTGAATGGTGCCAATTCTCACACCGTTCTGTTCTATGATCCAAAAACGATCAGGCAGTAACTGCTTGGTCTTGATGGAGTCTTGCGTTGAAAGGTTCTGCATAAAATTTAACATTATCTCTTATCCTAACTAAATCGTGCTTGGCACAAAATTTCAACAGATGCACACCAACATTGCCCACAGATTTTGCTTGGTCTGTTGCAGTTGCTATGGTTTCTGCTATTTTAATTTTAATGTCATCTGGTTGTTTGGTCAAGTCAATTAATTGTTCGTTCACAGCATATTCATCTTTTACTATACGTTCTTTGCCGTTGTGATCAACCCATCTACTCAACATCAAATTATTCCATACAAACCCCTGATTTTTTCTGTCCTCGAATGCTTCTTTGAGTTTGTTGGTTCTCACTTTGGGGAACGCTGAAAACACATTGTCTGATGAATCCCCACGCATGCACTTTTCAAACAACAACCATTCTGGGTTGGGAGGCAGTTTGGCTTCTTTGGTTTTTTTATCTATTATTACGTTGTCTTTGTCATCAAAGAATCCTTTGGTGTTGGCAAATATGTCTGTGATGCCATTGTACTGTGAAACATTTTCACTCAACAGTTGATAAAAATCTGTGTCTGATGATATTATGATGTGTTTGTCTTGTGGATGTGCCTGTGTCCAGCCTGCAATGAGATCGTCTGCTTCAAGATCTGGATGTCTCAGTACTGTACAGTTGGTTTTGTCTGTGACAAAAGATTTGAATTCGTCAAATGTCTGCCAGAACAGTTCATCCGCTTCTTGTTCTTGAGGAGTCATGGCATCGCGAGTTACTTTTCTGTTTTGTTTGTAGGCAGGATAAAAGTCCTTGCGCCATGATCTACCCTCAAAACAAAACACCACATGATCTGTTTTGAATCGTTCATAGCACTTTTTCACAGAATTCATCATAATGTGCAGTGCAAGACCCAATTTGGTGTCAACATCTTCACCTCTCACCACATGTCTTGCTCTGAAGAATGTGTTGGCAGAATCAATGATTAGATATGTTTTAGGAGATTTCAGTTTTTCCATCCTCTCGCTTTTCTTCTCTGACAATTGAATTGTCTGTTGCAAGTGGAGTGGCCTCATCTGCTATGGTGTTGCACAGCACAGAAAACCAATGATCCACAATTTCTTCATCTGTGTTACCTGAAAATCCATGCTTCTTGAGATTTTCAACAAAATGTTTGTTCCAATCCAATTCGAAGTATCCATACTTGGGATTCTTGGGATCGACATTTGTGTCCAACACTTTGATGTAGGGTTCGCCGCGTTCCGTGGCGAGATCCTTGGCTGACTTCTCCGGTTTCTGCTTCTTTTTGAATATGTTTTTTAATTTGTCGATCATACCAGTTCTTCTACAATTCCTAACACTTCTGCTAATATTAGCATGATTCCACAAAATGTCAAGCTACCAAAAATTAATCCAATTCCAGCGGCAATTCTCAACACACTTTTGACCATGGACACCCAAAAGTGTCCACGACCAGGATCTTTGGCATTGACTTGCCAAGATCGATCGTCTGATGGTAATGGTTTCATTTAGAATCCTCCTACCTAAAATCTTAACAACGATCCAGCCAACATGAAAAACAATACTCCATTTAGCAGTATCAATGCTCTGTCATGCCACAACATGCCGACTATGAACCAACCTAATACACCCACAATTGAAAAATGAACGTCCCAAATTTTAGGCAATTCTTCGATGCTTCTACACATCACGCCAAACAAGATAAAAACAGAAGCAGTCCATTTGATCCACCATGACAAATCATATTTAGGTGTAATTTTTTTGTACACTCTAGTAGAATTGAGTGCTTTGATTTTGTCATCGAGTTTTTCTTGGTAAGTCATTAGGTTCCTATGGCGTTTCCAAACAAGTGTACATGAACACGAGCCGCCACATTGTATCCTCGCTGAAATGCTCTTCTGGCCACATCGCCTGCTGTGGCTGACTGTTCTTCTTCTCTGGCACCCACAGGCATTACCCACACAGGATAATCCACGCCGGTGTGTCTGATTTTAGCAATCACTTGTTCCATTTCTTCCCACTGTTCATCCTTGTTGCCCATCACAAACTTGAGTTGTCCTCTGTTGCTGAGTTCATAGTAGTCACGGATGATTTCAGGTTGAATGGCTTTGTCTGCCTTTTCACCTGCCACTGTCCACAGTTTGGGTGACACAGAGAAAAACACTTCTGTGGGT